GTCCGCAAGAGTAAAGGTCGTCGCTCCGGTTCGCATCAACTTTTGGATCATAAAATCCTTGTGCGTTACGATAATCGTATCAGCACTTGAAGTCAGCGTTAGTTGCCTAACATCCGCTGCCGCCCAAGGGGCACTGGAAACGGTGGCCAACAGCGTACCGGAATCATTAAAAACCTTTACGTTCGAGGCATAGAACCCAAGGACATAGTCCTGGCCTTCGGTATAAGAATATTCATGGAGAATAGTAGGATCGGAAAGCACCGCTTTATAGACTGTGCCGGGACGCCGACGAAATCCACCCTGCACATACAGACCGACATTACGAAGTGACCTTCCGCCAGCAAAGTATGGCTTCAAGTCCGAGCGCATCCTCATTAGGGGAGAGAGTTCCCCCGATGTGAAGGACGTTTGTAGAATGCGTAGATTTTCTCCGGCCATTAGCGCCTCGCATCAATTAATCTGCGAGACTTCACTTGCCTTGTGGTTTGTTGCTGCGCTTCGACCGTTTTCGCCTCTTGAAGAAATATCGTCGCTTGATTACCAAGGAGTTCCGCAAGGGTCGCCTTCTGGGCAATAGAAGAAGCGAATACCGACGCCAGCTTGTAGACAACATACTCCGTGAAATAAGGAGGCCAATCTACGGTATCGACCCGATAGGTATAGTCGGCTGTTACAATATCGTCAGAGGTCGCGTTGCAATAAATCTTGCTCTCGTAGCGATCATACTTGATTGGGTTGCTGAGAACCGTAACAGCGTGGAGAACCAGGATGGGAGGGCTGGTCGGCATCTGGTAAGCAGAGTCCCAACGGGCCTCCGGTTTTGCTGCCAACCTGGACAAGTCAATCTGGCCAGTGGCAAAACGCCAGCGATATTTGGAAATAGCAGCCTCGACAAAACCCTCGTAAAGATTCTTGGCAACAGTGGATTCGGTGGTTGCAGGGGAGGGGTCGAAATCAGAAATCGTATCAGCGCCAATTAAGACCAACGCTCTTGAGGCAACATTAACATCAGTCAAGGCCATTAAGACGCCCCTCTAGTAATATAGGTTTCCAATGACCAAAACGCCGGGGGAGGCTGGAACCCCCCCCGGTTTTGTCTAGTCGGTGTCTGTCTGGACAATCACCGTACCATCGGACACATCGACTGTAGTGCCGTCGTTCGAGAGAACGATACACCAACTCATTGTCGGAGTGTTGGAATCGACCACTAGGATCAAGTCATTGACTTGAAGCATGTTGACCGCTTCACCGGTAAAGTAAGCTGCCGTGTTGATAGTCGCAATGGCGTCCGTCGTGATGTAGTGCCACAACGAAAACCCATTAGCGGTTGTCAGAAGCGAGAGGTTTGAAGAACTATAAGCCATTTGGCCCTCCTATGTGTTTTGGCAGGAAACTTCGATGATGCCATTTGCATCAACGAGGACAGAACCCTGCGACATATAGTTGACGACCAGATGGGCTTGCTTGCGGCCATCCCAGGAAACGTCCTGAGAAATATCCGCGCCGATGCCATGACCCATTGAAGTCGTATGATAGGCGAAAGTCTTATAGATATTCGTAGCAACATCAAGACCGGAAAACGCGAAGAACATGAATCCATGCCAGCGTTTAGCGACCATACCACCCTGGTACGGTAAACCGTCAGAACCGATGTAATCCGCACTTGCGAATTCTGTGATGTCCATCAGGTCTGACCATTGCTTGTGATCGACGACCCAGAAGCGATTGCCATCGTCAGGGACATCATTTTGTCCGAGAGTTTCAAAAGCGGTGTGAGCTTTCGCTTTGGTCATACCGGCAGAGCCGTGAGCAATGGTAGAGGTGGTGGTATCCATCGCCGTCGTAATTAACGAGTCGGTCTTGCGGCCAAGGGCGGAAGCGCCAGCCTGGGCTGCAAGGTTGCGTTCGTCAATGTTAGTCTTGAGAAGATCGAGACGGTCGACATATTCGCCAGCATAATAGTCTGCCATCGAACAATCGACTGTAGTGTGACTGACGTTCATAAGCGGTACATCACCGTGTCGGGATTTCGTGCTTGCGGTTCCAGTTCCATATTTCTGGAATCGAACGTCTTCACCTTGAACGGCGACTTTTCGCCGAATAGTATTACGGAGTTTCGTACCCATACGCTGATAGGCGACATGGACATCGGATTCAAACTGCCGAATAAAGGCTGTTGATATTGATGTGGACATAATGCCCTCCAAAGATTGATCCAAAAAACACTTTTGCGGTTGTGCCTTGGTCTTGGGACTAAGCGGTTATGCCCTGAATCGGGGGCCGCGCCCTAAACGTAGGGGCCGACTGATATATTCTTGTCACATATAGTATTATTTTCGCAATGCACATTTTAATTGCCCCTCCGGGTTTAGGGGTCCGGAGGGGCCATAATCAGGTGGGTAAGCGGGAGGATTGGCCTGATTATGTTTAGCTGGAATACAGCTTTTCAAAACCAGCATCTACCTCTCGAACGAACTTGGGATCACGTTTGTTGACATCCCAATAGCGTGGATCAGCTTGCTTGGTCTGAAGGTCTTCAAGGGTAGCCTTCGATACACCCGTAGAATCAAAATCAGATGGTGAGAAAGCCGGTTCTCCAGATTTTTCCATGATTTCTTCCAGGGCCTCGATTCCCTTTGCCGTTACTGCAAATGATTCCAGGGCCGCATAAGTATCTTCGGTCAAATTCGCTTGCGCCCAGAGATTGACGGCCTCGGCCCGTTCAAGCCCCTGTTCGCCAAGCGCGGCGATTTCGGTTTCGTAATCCGGCATACTGTTCAACTGGCTATTGATATACATAGAAACGCCCTGGTCGAACATGTCCTGATTGCCGCCAAGCTCGTGAACCATTTCCCGCCACGCTTTGATGGACGGGTCTTTCTCGTTAAATGTAAACTCAAACCCTTCCGGCATCTTGACCGATTCCGGAACTTGGAGAGCATAGTCATCGGCGCTCTCCGGCCTGTTCGCCAAACGGGCGGTATTGAATTCTTCCGTTACCACTTTTTTCATATCGGCCTTGGATGTTCTCAGCTTGCCTTCCAGGCTTTTCGTGGACTTGCCCCAGGCCCCATGATCTATATCACCGGTCGTCACATCGAAGAATTTTACCGGGACGCCTTCCGGCGCAGTATATTCCTGTATCTTCGCCGTCCCGCCTTCGCTGCTGCTTTCCGCAGCACCATCGCCAGCAGAAGTTGCTTCACCGCCGCTTTCTCCGCCATCATCAGCCATTACCTTGCTCCTTCTTATTTATAACTGCTTGCTTCTGTTGATTACCGGCATCAATTCGTGCGGAGATAACGCCGCACAGGAATCGCATACCTTCCAAATGCCGTAAGGCAGCATCGGAAATCTCCCCCCCGCTGACGGCATTAATCGTAATTGATTTCAGATAATTCATAACGACCTCGCCACTCATGTCTCTAAAAGTCGCAGCGAAAGCCTCGTTGATCTTGTATTCGGATTCTTTGGTTCTTTCCCGCCCATCAAGTCCTGTAACTCGATTCCCCTTTTTAATCATAGAATCTCCTATTTGATCTGATTAAAAACATTCCCCATTGATGGTTTCTTCCCAACCGGAACCTTTTTGACTTTTTTAGGCTCCGGCTTTTTGGCCTCGTCATTCTTCTTTAGAGACAGAGTTTTCTTCGCCATTACTTATTTCCTTATGTTGCTGGTTGGAGATTTCCGACGCTGCCTTGCGGAACTTGCACGCTTTGAAATCATCACTTTTATATCATGATCAGAAAAATCTTTTTTGTTTTTCATTAAAACATAAGCATTGTGAACCTCTATATCATCAAGGTCATGTCTTCCGATGGAATCAGTAAAAATACGATCAAACCGTTTATACTCTTCTTTACTGACACTGGCGCTGTCAGCACTCAGCATGTCAGAGTTCATACCTTTTTCCGGGTTCTTCTTAACAGGCTTCTTGCTCAAGAGGCTTTTCGTCTTCGGTGATGTCGATGGATAACCTACACCTTTGGGCATATCATCTCCTCTTTCTGGCGCGATGTACCTTACGCTTTTCATTTTCCAAGAATTCAGCCTCGCCAACATTTAAGGGCTTCGATGATGTTATCGCGCTCAAGGCGACTCCAGCAGGGCCAGCAAAACGGACAACGGAAGAAACCGCCTTACTTAGAAGGGATTTTCCTGTATTAAACGCTCTTGCCCTTTGGATTTCCGAATCCTTCGGCACATTGCTACGCCGATACACTTCTCCGTCTTGATGGATAACAGTGTTTCTAGCTTTCGCTTTCGCCGCAGTTTTTTCCATTTTCCAGGATTGATTACCGGGGTCGCTGCCCATCGTACCGCCTTCTACATGCATTTGTTTTATGAGCTGTCCGAGTTTTCCGGTTCGGGTAAGTATCGACCGATTGGACGCCTTAACGTTACTGGCAATAATTTTGGCATTGCGTTTGCCAAGGGCCTTCGACCATTTTTTCGGCATTTTCTTATGTCGCCCATGATCTGCCATTAGTTAATTGCTCCAGGGGGCGGGGCAGGAGCCGCACCGGTTGCATTAGGGTCAACCCCGGATTGAAGCAAATTGGTTTGCTCGATTGCCTTCGCCAACTGCTGCTGTTCCAGTTTGGACCGGATCAACTTTTCGGGAACACCGATTTCCGATCCGGTGTAGATCGCGGCTTCTTCCGCCTTGACCACAAGATTAACCATCTGCGGCCCGAATCCGGCGTTGAGCAATTCGAGCCATCGTGCGATCCTGGCGACATTCTCATTATGCTGCGCCTGGGCTAATGGAGAGACATTAACGATCTTGACTTCCTTACCGTTGAGTTTCGGTAGAGTCAGGCGTCCCTGTTTCCTCAGGATAAACACCGCCCTTTGCAGAAGCGGCGTTACCAGTTCCGTGTGCATCCGGCCATAGGCCGAGCCAATGGTACGGGACAGGTCTGCCATACGTTCATGAACCTCTGTCGCGCTCATTGGCGTTCCTTCCGGAGCGCCGAGACTTTCATTGAACAGGGCCTTCTTGATATTGTGGCGCATGTCGTCAAGGATGAATTGAGACACGTTAAAATCACCGGGAGGCTTCAAGGCCTCCATGCCGGTTCCGCCCGGACTTCGTGGCAGGATGGTTCCCGGCACAAGCTCAATGGTATCCGGATTGATCGTACCGTCATCATCCGTCTGCCACATTCCGGCAATAGCCATGTGCGCGTTCTCTAGGACAAGCTCGACTACAAGGTTAAGCGTCTTAACGTCCGGCATCACGTTGAACAACGGGCCGCGACCATAGACTTCTCCAGCGGCCTTAGACCATCGGAAGGTAATCAGCGGGTTCGATCCCATCCCGGAGAAGTGGCTCTGGAAAAGAATAGCCTCCGGCTCGACACTAAATACCGAGAACTGATGACGCTCGGTTTCCTTGAACATCCAATCCCGTGAGACACACTCGACGATCTCCCATCGTCTTTCCTCCTGATCTTCCGGAGACTGATTCTGCATTTCCGTTGGAATGGTGGCGGTAGGCCATATCAGCTTAATATCGTCTACGGTCAATTGGCGGATACGATACTTGCGATCCGGTTGACCAAACGGACCTGAGGAAAGCGACAACTGGGTTTGCGGAATGGAGGTGAACTTCAAGGGGCTCATGGCATTACCCTCCTCCAGCAAGAGGCCCCCGGTTCCGACCGCTAAATCCAAATAGCTTTCGTGTAACTCCTGATTCATGTTGGATGACGAAAGGAATTCCCAAACGGTATCGGAATCCTCCTGCATCGCTTCCCCGATCTCGGCTCGGTTCTCGGCGGGAATGTCCTGCCCCGGCTCAAACTCGAACCACTTTGAGAATGTCGGTGTCAGCCCAGACTGAATTCGCGCTGCAAATTCCTGAGTCGACGTTCCGGCGGTTGAATCAAAAACCCTGTCAATATTCGATTGGCCGGAAACGGAATTAAAGAAGCCGGAGCGTCCGGGCAGAGCATAATCATAACAGTCCTGCCAGGGCGTAATCCAGCTTTCACGTTCCTTGATCGACGCCTTGTATCGACGGATCATATATTGGACTTGTGTTTCAGTTCTTTCTTTAGCCAAAGCCTCTACCTAAATTTTTTGCGCTCATAAGAGAACGTCTTGCGGAAACACGCCGCTTTGCCAGAACCGTACCTGAGTATGGACTTGTTTCTTTTGTCGCTTCAACCGCCAGATTCGTAGAGGCAATTTGTGTTGGCCGAACATTAGTGACTGCAAGAGGGTTTTCGCTGTCGCTATCTCCGCCCTGATAGGGGAAATCACCTCCCAGGCGTCTACCGCCGCTACCGCCACCGCCCTGTCCACCGCCGCCGCTTTCAAACTCCCTACCTTCGGATGTTTTCGCCCCGGATACGTTGGTCGTCAGACTTTCGATGACCGATCCGGCCTTTGCCTTCGTTGCGGTAATAAGACTCTGCGCTTCCCTGCTGCCTGGAATCTCGTCGGTTCCAAGTACATCGGAAACAGTTCTTTCGGTTCCCGCCGCCTTATCGGCAAGATACCCTGCTCCCATCACCGCTAATCCAGGCGGGGTCAACATGCCAATACCTTTGACGAACGAAAACAGAGAACCAATCGCCTGGAAAAAGCCAATGCCGATTCCTTTGCTGGCCGCTTTTTCCTGGTTTAAATCTTTACCGCTTGGGGTGTCAAATGCGATGGATTGGTTTTCCCCACCGCTAACGCCGCTGGCAGTTCTGCCGCCGGAATGTGGAGAGAAGGCTGCAAAGTCGTCATCTGTTAGATCATCAGTGTCGCTACTGCTTGAGGATTCGCCCATGCTATACGGTTTGGAAGAAACCGCCCCCTGTATTCGCCGCGCTCATAAGAGACTTACGGCCACGACGATTCAACCGTCGTTGGTTGGCTTCTTCATTTTCTTTTTCGGTCTGTTTCGCTTCATCGGCAGCAATGCGTTTTTCTTGAAGGGCAATTTGTCGCTCCATAGCATTATTGGAGTCATCGTCTTCATCTTTGCCGAACAGAAAATCACCCATTTTTACGCTCCCGGTTGCCGGAATTATCAAAACTGTACTTTCCACCACATTTACGCAATGCACAAAAAAGCCCCCAGGGAGTAAGAAAGAATTTATTGATACCGAGAAGATGCGCTATTTCGGTAGAACAGGTCAAGATCAATGGTTTGGTAATCTTGTTTTTCTGAAGATCGCAAAGCAGAACCGTATGATTATTAGACCATCCTGCCAGCTTTTTCCTAAAATCAATCGAACGATAAGCACGAAGCGTAATGCCGTCCCAGCCAGGATCAAACATAATCCATCGCTTCGCACCGGAATCAAAGGTGAAGGCAAAAACATGGCCGAACCCCTTTTTCAGGAATCTCTGCCACCTGAAACCCGAATTGTTGGTTCTGAAAGCAACATACCACTGGGTAATCCTTGGATCATACTCAGCCTCCAAAAACCCTGCTCCCCGGATCGCGCCTTTTGTTTATCCGATCAAAAGCCTTGAACCCACGCTTGGCGACAAACGGCTTCATGGCTGACTTCGAGCGCAACATGGCGGAACCTTCCCCTGCGCCCAGAACAACATACTGAAAACCGTCATGAACATGACTAAACCGGTTCTTGTTGGGGCGGTCGTCATACCTCTCGCCTGACACGTTCAAGCGCCGATAG